AACTGTTGCCAGTTTGATTTGAGTATCTAATCTGATTGATAAGTTTTGGGCCTGCTTCATGGATTCATTAAGCACCCCTATTTCAAGCATCTTCTTTTCAACCTTCTTCTTTGGGTCAGTCAGGAGTGATTCAATGGCCTCCCAATGCTGTGTAAGCATCGTTGGGTTCATTTGGTAGTCCAATTCCCTATAAATCATTTTAGCTGCCTCCATGCGTTCCCATGAAATCATGATGTCCTGATTCCAACAGAAATAGTTTTTGTTTCCAGACTTAAAGGCAAATTCAATCTTTGGCCAATGGATTTTGTCGGCATTGCCTAAATATTGAGGCTTATCATTCTGATTCAATGAATCTGTTGAAACAGGCATTGATGAAGTATATCCACCCGAAGGCGAAACAGACTTCTTTGATTTCTTGAGGAATTGGAACATAATAGAAGAATAAAAATAACCAGGGAGCAAAACAATAAGGGCAGTTGCCTAAAGGGTCAGATAGGTAGTCAGGGAGTTTATTGATAAGATTGGAATACCATTGCAGATATGGAACAAAGATAATGGCATAGCAAAAGAATTGAGCAAAGAGGGCAGTTGATGTAGCTTCAAAGATTAGGTTGATCATTTCTTTACAGGTTTTTTTACAACTGGCCGTTTGACTTTACTTCCACAACTGCACATCTTATTTAGTAATTACTTTTGATTCATGAATTTTGAAAACTCCACATTTTCCACTAATGGTCAAAAACTCACCATCAATCTTTTTGACGTTTCCTGAACAAATAGTTCCGGATGTACGTCTGAATTTAATAAGGGTTCCTATTACAAAGTCCACTAACTGAATGCTGATATTGTTATCGTCTCAACTTCAGAACCATTCTGAAATTCAAACTGAATGCAATTATAATCGATTCCATTTGATGCAACAAAATTAATTAATTGCAAAGTAATGTAATCAACAAACTGCAAAGAATAAGGACCGCCATAAGAAGAAAAGAACCCATCAGGAAACAATGTCAAATCAATTGTTGCAAAGCCTCCTATGACCTCCGCTTGCTGCTCAAATATAATCCCCTGACCATTGGCTATCTTTATAACTATATCTTCACTTGTGTAATCAATTGGAACCTGGACCAACATTTCAGAAAAACAAGATTGGAAGTGTGAACAAATCTGATAACACGTTCCGCAATTATTACAACTCATATCTTTTTGAATTTTTACAAAGTTAAGAAATTACAGTTGCATTTTTCTCGCATCAAATTTATCGAGGTTATAAGTGGAAGTTATTTCTAAGAAATTCCCATAAATGAAATACCTAAAACAGTCAAGAGCATGGCTCATATTTGGGTTCTTCTTTTTCCATGGATCTAAACTTACTGTCCTATCAACTTTTGCCTCTTTAAAATCAGCTATCAATTCCTTGCAGTTTGGAGTGCTTATCCAGAATAGGCATTTCTTGAAACACATATCAGAAATCAACTTTGTAGCCAAATGTGAAGGGGCAAACCTTAACACCTGCATGTTGATGTCACGAACTCCCAGAACTGATTGAATTAATTGAAAGTTGCTGATATTGTTTTTCGTGCCTGCCTGTCTGCTATTACCTGCCGGGTCACCGTTTATGATGTAGTTCATGCCGGGATAATCCAGCATGATAGCCTTGCAAAGTTCTTCAAGGTCACCAACCCGGTAAACCTTTAGGATGTTTATCTTAGCATAATAGCCAGCTTCTACGCTATTCTTTGAGAATTGAGCAATTACACAGGTATTAGTCACGTTAAAGTCAAAGGATAGGTAAAGGTCTAATCCTGGATGGGCTTTTACTGTGTAGTTCTGACAATGCTCATCAACTTTGAAGTTTCTGGCAAATAAGGATTCCCGATCCCAAACTCCCCAGTTTCCTTTGGCATAGACCTCGTAAAAGGTTTCATCAACATCTTTTAGGGATTCCATCCTAACTGCATATTCCTTATCTAGCTTATCCAGATTATCGAGGTAGGTGGCATGGATAATCAGGATTGAATCCTTTTCGTTTTGTGGAGGTTCATCAAAGAATCTTTTTTTAATCCAATGTGAATCCGATACAGGATTGAAGGTAATAAAAAATCTTTTTTGGAATTTACTGTTCCCTCTTAACCTCAAAGTAATTTGGGTGAAGTCCTCCATTGTTAGTTCAGTCGCTTCCTCTATCCAGATATATTTAGCCTGGCTTAACGACTTTAGTTTCTCAGGGTCATCGCATCCTAAAAAAACTATTCGGTTAGTACCTGCATGGATTTCCAAATAACTCTTTTGGCATTTCACATTATTTGTCAAATTCCAATCAGATACTTTGTTTTTAAAATCGGCAAATACTGAGTTTCTTAGAGTGCCGGCTACTTTGCGGATAACAAAATAGGTTTGATTCTGATTAACTTCATGGTTCAGTATTTCAGATAGAAACAATTGAATCATGGTCTGGCTCTTGCCCGAACCACTTCCCCCAAAAAGTACATTATAGGTTTTTGGATATAATACTGCTTTAAGGTATTTATAATTCCAAAGCTTACGATTGCTAAGATTTACTATCGACACAAATTAGCTTATCAATCATTTTCTTCCAAATCTGCATCTATAGGAAGGGGCATTATAACTGTTCCTACGTTTCCAGAAAGTTCAGTTTCATGTTTGTCTTTCCAGTCATCTTTAAATCGGTTTTTCATGTTGAAAATCCATGCAGCCGAATTTAATGAGGTTTTTTTTACAATTATATTTCCTTCAGAATCCTTTGTCATTTCCTCCTTATTGACAACATTATCTTTCCCGACTTGTTCCCACCATCTACGGGATTCTCTTAATGCTTTTTCTATCTCTCTTTTTTCGGACGGAAAAACATGAGGTTCTTTTTCAATTCTGCTTTCAATAGTTTTAAAACAACAATCTACAAATGACTGTTTGCTAAGTCCTTGTGCTAAATGTTCACAATAAAGTTTTGCCAGTTCTTTGATTTCCTCAATTGAATAGGCTGCATCCTGATTACCATCTTGAAAAGCCATATTGATTAAATTTAAGTGCCGTCATTTTACTGATAAGATTTTTACTCACTATTTCTTTTTCGTTGGCTTTTTAGCCGTTTTAGCAGCCTCCTTAAAATCCTTTGCTGAAGGTGCAGCCTTAGAGCCAACCCGATTCATTTTTTCGTCTGAACCTGCTGCAATACGTTTTCTCTTAGCGTTGATGTTTGCGTATAGTCCTGGCTTTTTCATTTTAAGTTCTTTTAAATTTTACAGCTTTTGATTTAACCGATTTCTTACCAACACATCCCCAAGCTTGACGGCTTAGGTCATTGGCACAGGGTGGATTTTTGCATTTCTTGATGCCTGCTGACCTTGCACAATAGGAATCACCTTTTTCAGTTCCGGGAGCAATGGAATACCCTTTAGCCCCGAACTTAACGGTTTTACCATCAATTGTTTTTTTGAATTTCTTTTCGGCCATTACTTTTTAGCTGCCTTCTTTTTTGCTTTTTTCGCTACAGACAAGGCAATTGCAACTGCTTGATCCTGTTTAACCCCAGACTTCATTTCAGTCTTAATATTTTTACTCACAGTTTTAGCTGAATATCCTTGTTTTAATGGCATAGCTTTAAAATTTGTTTGGCAAATATAAATAAAAAAAACCTTCAATTAAGAAGGTTGATTTTTTAACTCAAGTAAAAAGGATTTGACTAATAGTTTAATCCTTGCTGCGTGGCTTATTGGCACTCTGAAAGAAACTGTTGCTGTTTGCGGTCCTGCTTTACGTCCTGCACCTGGTTTACGTGTTCCGGTTGTTGGTATTCCTTTAGGCATTGGATTAATTATCTTCGTCAAATTTTGATTTCCTAAGTTCAAAAATGCCATTATAAACAGGATATTCCTTCATGAACTTTCTGGCATAAAAGGCTTTGAAATTGTTGTTAATCTTGAATCCATCATTGCCGTGTTGCATGTATTTAAGCCATCGGATTTGATTATAAATCAATTCAGCCGAAAGCTTAGTAAATCCCCTGTCGATTAGCTTAAAACATAGGTTTTGAAATTCTTTCCAGATGTGAGGATTTTCAACATCATAAAGGCAGAATTTGCGGTTAATATCTTTGTTTTCCATTTTATTTTTTGTTTAAAAGTTAAGGGGCCGAAGCCCCGGTTTGATTATTTTAATTTATTTTTCTTGTCTAAAAACTTAGCCCACAACTTTAAAAGTTTTGCATTTGATTCTCCAAACTCTGCATCAAGTTTTCTAAGGTCATCCATTGCTGCCTCAAGGTCTGCAATGTCTGTGCAGTTGCTTACTTTTAAGTAAGGGTTGCTGTTGATTTTTTCTGTTAGTGTCATTGTATGTTTCTGTTTGAAAATTGAGGGGCCGAAGCCCCAGTTTGATTAGATTAGATTTAGAATGGTTTCTTTTACTTGAGAAATATAAAGACCTTTTACATTTTCTTCTTTGGTGATGTTTACTCCTCTAAGGTTAAAAGCATAAAGATTAAAAAGGTCTTGTGATTTGTCATAGCTAACTACAATGTGTCTTTTTCCGTACATTGCTTTGATTGAATCTTTGCCTTTTACAATTAGTGAAGCATTTGTATTTACTAAGATGTTTTCGATTTGCGTTGTCATTTTGTTTTTTGTTTTTGTTTCTGTTTGTTGAGACAAAGTAAATTCTTTCTTTTTAATTTTGCAAACATATTTAATAAAAAAGATAAAATATTTTTAAAATAAATTATATTAGGTTGATTTTCAATAGTTTAAAACCTTTGATTTTTTCAAAAAATATCGTTTGTTTTGCTGCATGGAATTAGAAAACT